AGGAAGGTTGGGTGGAATCAGTTGCAGGAAAAAGAATACCCCGTCTCATTTTTTCCATCACGAACTCATCCGGCAATTTATCCTGCTTGCTGAAGTTACATTTGCGACAAGCTGCCACAAGATTGTCATCGATGTCGAGTCCACCCTTTGCCACTGGGATGATGTGATCGACTGTGTCTGCATCCATGCCACACCAATAGCATTCACGCCCATCTCGGTTGAGGATCCTGAGTCTGATCTTCTTCCACTGTGCGCTGTTGCTCTTACGCTGTGAGTGTAGGCTCATCAATACCACCCCTTGCGCTCATGGTATGCCCATGCCTTGCATGGTGTTTCATAACGATTTGTGATGTATTTGATGGTCTGATCTATCTGTCTGTAAGGGTCGAGATCGCGATACCACTGGGATCTCATCTGACCCAATCCAAAGTGTGAGCCATTGCGAGCTTTGGGATCCCATCGAGATTCTTTGTGAATGATCTTGGCAAAGCAATTGAATTGCTTCCAATCAATGATCCTTGAATGTGCATAGAGACGATATTGATCCGCTTGTGTAGCTGCGTGTACGGGTTGCATCTGTAAGACAATCGAGCCTAGCAATAGGCAAAGAGCTCCCCTAACCGCCTGTCTCCTTAGCGAGCTATACGGCTTCAGCCGCTCGCTTGCAGAGCAGGACGGTAGCGGCACTGTCAAGGATGAGTCAAATATGTGGACAACTTGAGCGCGCTTTCTGCGTGTCGTCCACAGGTTATCCACAGGCATCAATTCTATCCATGACGCCCATGACGCCGCATCCAAGACATTGGACGAGCACCATATTGTCGCCGAGCTTGACTTGATCCAGCATTACGCCATGATTTGTGACCTTCTTTTCGACCCTACATTGGAAGCGCAGCATCTCCATGAGAGCTCCTTTTCAGATTCTCGATCGGGTGCAAATTGTATTGCTCAACCCAAAAGGATGGCTTCTCTCGCCTTTTCCAGCGTCGATCTTTGGCAATCGATACCGGAATCCATCCCCTGATTTCATAGACTGGCGATCTGCCTGTAACTAGCACAGCGATGTCTGAATTGCGATCAGTCTCGCTGATAATCAATGCGCCTGCATCGTATTTTGTCCATTTGACTTCAAGCCTTGAGCCGACATCAGCTTGAGTCTTGAATGTGTTGATCGTCGGCTGAAAGTTGTCATTGCCAAAGTAGCGAGCCACGACCATTTCAGCACAGATCGATTCGGCTATCTGGCAGACATATTCATGAAATGACAAGCTTTTGTCATACCTCGATGAATGATCTGGACGACCATCAATGGCTTTGATTCGCTCAATAGCTACATATAGCGATTTGAGCATTTCGTCATGCGAAACTTTCATTTTCATTTGCAGAGCTCGCAATACCAAAGCTCGGCTTGTCCGCTGACAAAGTCATATCGACCGCCATCAAATCGCTTGAATGTCTCGCATCGATCACACCACTCAATCTTCGGCGGATCGACCTCATCTTTGACGATTGAGCCATTTCTCATAAATCGTGTGCGCTCGCCATCAGCAATGCGGATCATCTCCATGTCGCCCATCAGCTTTGCACCATCCATTTTCCATCAGCTGTCAATGTGTACCAAATTGGCAGACATTGATTGGCCTTGCTCTTCTCGATACAGACATGTCCGCGATATGCCTTGCCCGTCTTTGGGCTTGTGCCTTCTTTGAGTAGGCGATGGCCATGCTTGCACTGTGGAGCTTCTTGAATAAGCTCACCGCCAAGCTGCGCGGCGATCTCCTCGATTGTGCTGCCAGCTGTAGCAAATCCGTCCTCAGCAAATGGCTTTGACCACGGATCATCTTCGATCTTGTTCACAAATGCCGCTGGCATAGTCTCGACTTGCTCCATGTTTTGCTTTGTCGGCCTTGTCTCAGATCCAAGCAATAATCCGGCACAGCGTCCGATTGCCGATGTGACTGTATCTTCAACGAACCAACGCTTCATTGATGGATTGTAAGATTCAACGCGTCCGAAAGCGTAATCAATCGCGCTTGGCTTTTCATCCTCATATTCACGATAGATCCGGCATTCAATGAGGATATATCCGGCTTGAGCATTGAAATCGACGATCGATGTCTCAACGCGATTTGATGGAAAAGTAGCGTGCAGCCTTTTGATGCGAGCGGCTACATCTTCATAATTGTCTAAGAATCCGGCCATCACTTGACCGCCTTAGTCTTGCCCATTGCCATACCTACAGATCGGCCGTGGTGATATCCGACCGACTTGCCATCCCTGTATCCCATCGAATACAAAAGTGTGGAGATTGCTAGCTGTGCGAGTACCGCAAAGCCAATGATTTGCTCAATTGCCATGATTGCTCCCGATCCGGAAGCTACTGAACTTCGCTCCCTGCGATAAGGATGTGGCAAATCACTGACATGGTCAAGAATCCTGCGTGCTCTTCGGCGTGTCATCGGCCGATTTGGGCTTGTCTTTCAATCCATTTGATGCCAAGACTGATCCAAGTGCGCCAGTCAAGAAGATCGTCAAAGTCGAAAGAAGCTCGATGAAAGCTCGATCATTGGGAGCTTGATCGCCAAGTGGCTGAGTCACAAAGATCAGCGCGTACAGCATCCCAGCAACAGAAAATGCAAAAGTCAGCGCAAGACATACGCCGATGAATACGATGAGTCGAGCTTTGAGCTGCTCATTTGTCAGTCTTCGATGAGGCGAAGCCATTGGGATCCTCTCCATATATGTCCTCAGTACAGACTCCCGTGGCCTTACATTGCGGCGGATTGCACTGAGGCTCTTTCCAGTTTTCAAATTTTTGGCACTCATACCGCGTCCATCCTTGATAACCACATGCCGACAGCCCTAACAGCACTCCTGAAATTAGAGCTGCCGACAGTAGTTTCCGAGTCACTTCCCCAATAACCCGAAAGCCTGATCCTTTGGATTAAGCCAGCGCAAGATCACCGGTGCGACGGCGGCTGCGCCAGCCATTGCAAGGGTCTTTGGATCTGTCTCGCCTGCCATGTAAAGAGCGAGAGCTGCAGCCATAAATGACCGAGCCCAGCTTGCTGCCATTGCTTTCATTTGCTCCATTTTTTCTCCTTCTTTGGCTTTTCTGCCTTTGTCGGTGTTGCCACTTCGACTTTTGGATATTCTCCCTTGTATGGCTTGTATTTTGGACGACCAAAGCCGACGATTTCTTTTCCGATTGTGCGCTTCTTGACCATGACCATGCCGCCATTGCGTTGATCGCCTGTGCCGGATGTGTTGCCTTCAATTGTCGTCACTGTGTTGCCATCGATGCCGACCACGATTCCGATGTGACTGATGCGATCGACGCCATCATGTGGAAAATCCATAAATGCCAAATCACCGAGTCCAGGCATTTCGTGCCAGCGGCCGATCTCTTTGAATTTGTGAGCTCCGACAGCTGTGCTGACCACTGAGTGAACCTTGACGCCAGCTTGTGCCAGCACCCAATTGCAGAATGATCCGCACCACGGCAGACCATTGGCTTTTGTAAATTCACCAAATTTGGTGATGTTGTCCGGTGTTTCGACATAGCCAATCTCAGTCATGGCGATCTCGATTGCGTGTGGTGCTGATCCGACTGTATATGTCATGAGAGCAAAAGATTCGCTTCTTCGGCTGTGATGCCTAAACGCTCAAGTAGCGCGGCTTTATCGGTTGCACGCTGTGCAGCAAGTGCATCTTCTTCGGCCTTCTTCTCAGCTGCAAGCTCGGCTTGAGCTGCAAGCTCGGCGACTTCTTCATCTGTGAGCTCGATCTCCGAGACTTCGCCAGTAGTGCAGTTGACTTCGATTCGTGTTGGATTAGGCATTTGATACTCCGTATAGGTAGGCGGTTGAGTATTGGACGAAAGATCCAAGTGCAGTAACTTTTATTGAGGTAATCGCTGCGGTGTTAGACCAAAGCCCAGCGACTAGCAAGGCCTTAGATGTGGTCGCGTTATTCTCCATTACTGTGTCGTAAGATACTGACTTATTAGTCGATCCTGCATAATTAGGGATGTAGTAATCTGTGTTGCTAAACGTATTTGATGTCGCATCATCCGTTGGAGCTGTACCTCGAGTTAGTTTAGCCTGTGAAGTATCTGCAACTGAGCGAGCGGTCGAGCCGTTTCCTTCGATCATTCTCACCGAGTATGCAGTGCCACCGCTCCCATTAAATTCGATATATATTTCATCATCGACGTCGGTGCCGCTTCGAGATGTTCTAACGCTTAACCTCAGAACTAAATCCGTATAAGTGCTAGGGATCGTGCTGAATGTAATGTCAGCGGCCCCGCCTGCTCCGACTGTAACGGCTGATCCGATTTGTGTGAAAGTAGGCATTACTCCGCCTTTATCCCGTAGAGAGTGAATGTAGAGCCAGTCGAGAAGTTGTTAGTGTCGGGATAAACCTTAATAGAGTTTATTGCTGCCGTGCTTCTCCATAGTCCAACGCCTGCGCCTGTGCTGGTGGTTGAAAGATTGTTTCTATAGAGAACAGTTTTATAAGTCGTCGAGTTGGCGTAGTTCTGAAATTGTAAGATAGATGTCTCGGGAACTGTAGAAGATAAATCGTTGATAATAATAGAGGCAGAAGAAGTGTTTCGTGAGCTAGACGCACTACTACCATCTCCGGTTATTCTCGTCCTTGAATAATTTGTGCCCGTGTCGCTGTTTAGCTGGATTTGATGATACGAGCCCGTGCCTGTTGAGTTAACAATTAGAACTAGGTCTGTGTAAGTGCTAGGGATTGAGGTGAAGGTATAAGACGAGACGGCGCTGGGAGCCGTGTACGCAGTTATCTTGTCATAAGTTGAAGTCACGATTACCCCTTAATTCCATAGAGTGCGAATGATGCATACTGAGCAAAGTTGCCCGTGTTAGGGATAAGCTGAATAGTGTCGATCGCGGCGGTATTTTTCCATAGTCCAGAGGTGAGGTTAATTTCTCCGCTGCCGTTATTGTCTACGCCTGAAAACATTCTTAAAGTTTTATATTTGTTTGTGTTTTGATAATCGAGGATGTCGGTAATAAATACTTCAGGGTTTGCGGTGCTGCTATTTCCTATAACCCAAGCAGATTGCAGAATATCCGCTCCAGCGCCAGCAGTTGCAGTTGCGCCGTTACCCGTAAGACGATGGTAGTAATAATTAGCCGTTGTAAGGTCAGGCGAGCCGCCCGTGCCTACTCTGAAAGAGATTGCGGCTGAAGTAGCTGTGAGCATCCCGTGCGCTCTTATTTGTAAGTGTTTATAAGTTGCAGGGATAGCGGTGAACGATGCCGAGGCTTGACCGCCTGCTCCTACTGTCACAGTCTGGATCGATTCATAAGAATTGCGAGATCCGCCAGCACTGGCAAGAATTCCCAAAAGTAGCGGAGACATTACGATAAATCGCCGACCACTGTGAATGTATTTGATCCGGTGCAAATGATTGTAGCCGCTGAGTATTGAGCTCGCAGCTTTGGAGCTGATGCGCTTGCTCCGGTTGATGTGATGGTCACGCCTGCGCCTTGAGCCAAAGTCACTTGGCCTGTGTTGATTGCTTGAATGTTGATGATGTTGCCGCTTGCAAATACTGATGGCGGCACTGTCAGTGTGATTCCGCTTGTATTGGACAAAGTCACAATCTTGCCAAGATCAGCCGCGACCAGTGTGTATGTCGTGCCTGTCTGTGCATTGAAGCTAAGAGTGGTGTCATCCTGCTCAATCCATGTGAAATCCATGTCGGCATTTGATGCCTTCGATAAGACTTGACCAGTCGTGCCACCTTCAAGATCGGCCATCGATGTGTCGATTGATTGGCCAAGTGTTCGGATCGCAGCCGCGCCATCTTTTACGAGATCGGTATCATCCGGTGTCTCCCAGCCAAAATTGGTAGTCGTCGCCATTTCGTCTCCTTATGCCACAATCGTGGCTTGATTCCATGTAAGTGTATTAGATAGGGAATTCCAAGTTTCGGCGACACTCACAGTATTCCAGCGAGCCGCTTGTAAGCTGTAAGCCGTAGGCGAGACAGTCAAAGTGATTGCGAGTCCATTGTACGACGCGCTAAATGTCCAGCCTTCGACAAAGCCTTGAAAGCGGCCATCGCCGATATTGGCAGGCAAGTCGGTGATGTCGATCGGCAAGCCCATGAAGGCATTGAGCAAGGCATCGCGATCGCTGTCATCAATCTCCGGATTGCCAAGCGGAAAAGTAATCGAGCGAAATTGTGGCTGAGGATTGGCTCGGATTGCCAAATAAAAATCGGCTTGACTTTGTGCATCAGCGGCAAGCTCCAGAGTGGTCTTGATGTCTTGCGCTTGGTAGCCATAAAGCGCAATCGAATCGGCATCACTAGCAGATTTCTTTTGATTGTTTTTGTATTCAATTGTGACCGAGTTTCGAATATCGCCCGACTTCAGTGATGTCTTGATGCCAGCCGCCAGAGCTGTATTGCCACTGACGCTTGTGTATCCATAAGTGGCGAGATAAGTATTTCGATGCGTGCTGTCGGCATAGCAAATGCGACCTTGATTGTCTTCATAAATATATCCCAGCCCTGAATTGGCCAAAGCTGATACAAGCGAATACACATCCGTCACGCTGGATGATCGAGCCTGCAGCTCATAATCGCCGGGACGATCGATTTCTCCAAGCCCAGAGTTTTCCGCATTTGCCCATGTGGTCGTCGGATTGTAGCCAGCCCATGTCTCGGCAGCTGGCACTTGATTCCACATATTGAAAAGCAATGCCGATAAAATCGTGTAAATCTGATCGCCATCCTCATCTTTTGACAGCACGCCATTGGTGAGCGATTTTGGGAGCTTTGACAAAGCACCGAGTGCGATGATCTTCATGTTTTGCACAAGGCCGCCAGTGCCGGATGATTTGACTTCCAGATCAAGATCGGTGACATAGCCACCAAATAGATTGACATATGAGCCAATGGAATCTTTGACCCTGATGGTGACTTGATCATTCAGATTTATCGTGACAGGCGAATCATCAAAATTGAGAATCGTGAAGCTGGCATATCCTGCCGTGGCTTGGCTGTAAATATCAGTCCGACCGGATGTGATTGCTACATCAGCAAGTGTGAGGCTGGCGTAATCATTTCCACCATTGACTGTGAGTGACCATTCTGGTGTCCAAATTGTCATGACTGAAAATTCAGAGCTCCGAGAGTGCCACGGCTAAAAGATCGATTGAGCACATCGACGATGGTGCGAGCTGTACCTTCGGCATCGATCGCCCCATTGACTGTGACATTGATTGTCGAGCCACCGCCACCGCCGCCATTTGGGATGATCGTGCCGGATGTATTTGGGACGAATAATTCTGGGCCGCGCTCACCGACCACATAGCTTGTGCCGGATGAGACTGGGCCACCATTGGCACGACCGCCACCGAAGACATTGTCGATTGCACCACCGATGGCCTGTGTGACCGGATTGTTCTTGATGAAATTGACAATCGCTTTGATGGCATTGAATGCCTTGTTCACGACATCGACCAGATTGGCAAAAAGATCGATGACAAAGCTGATAGCTCCGCCAAGATTTTCAAATGCTTGGCCTAGTATTTTTCCAATTACCGGAGCAATGACATCACGCACAAATGTGGCAATGACCTTGAATAAAGCCAAGAGCGGCTTCAGTTTCTCCTCATTTTCCGCAATCTTGCCAGCAACCTTCTCAAATGCTGATCGCAAGCCATTGATGATCGGTGTGAGTAGAGATCCAATTGCAGGGATCACAAATTCAGTGATGAATTGCCAAATGGCCTTGAATGTCGGGATGACATAATCGCGGATGTATCCGGTCAATGCCTGAAAGATTGGTGTGAGCTTTGGCCCGAGTTCCTCAGCCAATTTCTGCACAGCTGGGATGACATTATTGACAAAGCCGCTGACCATTGGCGTGATGGCATCGAGCACAAATGCGCCGACTGTCTCTTTGCCTTCGGCAAATGCGACCTGCAGCCGCTGCATCTTGCCTTGAAATGTATCGGCTTGCTGTGCGGCTTGACCGCCAAATGTTTCGGCAAGTTTTGCCGTGATTTGCTCCATCGACATTGTCTTGAGCTCGGCAGCTGATAATCCGATCCCTAGTTTGGCAAGTGATCCGGCATTGCCTTCTTGAGCTTTGGCCATTGCATTTGTTACAGCTTCAAGTGATTTGCCTGATCCAGCTGCGACATCGATGGCGATGGCCTGCAATTTAAGAGCTGCATCCGCGTCATTTGTAGCTCGCACAAATCTTTCAAAGCTCGGACGCAATTCATCGTCAGTCAGACCAGTCAGCAACGATGTCTTGGTAATCTGAGATTCGACGGCAGCAATTTGCTTTGTTGTGGCTCCGGTGACATTTGTGAGAGTGGTCGCAAGCTTGGCCTGTGCAGCTTCATCTTCGATCGCAGCTTTAACGCCATCAACCAAAAGCTTTCCAGCATAAGCCGCTGCAGCTACACCAGCGGCAGCAAATGCCGCGCCTGCTACCTTGCCAAAATTAGCGACCTTTTTGCCAAAGCCTTCGACTTCATCTGATGCGCCATTCGCGCCTTTGCGTAAACCATCGAGATCGGCATCGAAGGTGATCTTGACCTTTGGAATTGCCATCAGTCCATCCCTGCCTTCTTGACGACATCTTGAACCATCTGCGCATATTCACGCGCAATGATTGGCAAATAGTAATCCATTGCCGGATTGATCCAGTAGCCGCTTTTATTGTAAGGAGCTTTAAATCTGTCAGAGTATGCGCGACCAGCTCGATCGACGCCGCGATGTGATCCATATTCAGATCCCCAAAGCAATGCGCCAGCGGCAGCTTGACCTTGCTTGACTACAGTGCCGCCTTTGCGCTTTTCGCCGCCGTACTTTCGGCCGACCTTCTTTGGGCCACCGACATCGACGCGAATCAATCGATCGCGCTTTGGTGCTAGTGATTCAGCAACCTTCTTGGCCACTGGCGTCCTCGATGCCTGTGCGAACTGGAGCAATTGTCCGGCAAATCTTTGTGACAGTGGCAAAGCTCGATCACGGATTTCTTGCTGCGATTCTTTCGGCAATGACCCAAGCAAGCGGAGAAGATTCTTGAATTCAACTGGCTCAACACTGATGGCGAGTGTGCCTTTACCTGCTTTGGCCGCCATGTTTCTCCTTCAGTATCTCGATCGCTGTCATGATCTGCTCCGCTGTTTGCCATTCACTCATCGGGATTTGCGTGGCAATTGCCAGCTCCACGATTGTGCGATTTAAGCTTCCAGCGGCGTAGCTTTTGGGCTATCTGCCACCTCAGTCGTAATGTCCGAGACTGTCTCGATCCATGCTTCATAAGGCTTGACGGCCTTGCCAGCGGCTTCTCTTTTCATAGCGTGATACGCCAAGAAAAGCAGATCGGAAACGCCGATCTTTTCTGCAGCTTGCGTGATGGTGTGGCCTGTCTTGTTTTCCCATTTGCACCACTCCGGCGGAGCTGCCACATAAGTGGCAACCTCGCCAGATGTGTATTCGATTGTGATATTTGTTTTCATGCTCCCGATCTCCTTTTTAGCTAAATGTCTCGGTAGGTGTACCGACTACTTGGAATGATAGTGACACAGTCTGAGCATCCGGTGCTGCACCGCCGACTGATGGGAACACTGGCATCACATTGCAAGTGAATACCGCTCCGGTCGCAGCTGTAAGCGATGCCGCCAAAGTGGTATTTGGTGCAGATTCGCACGCTGTCCAGAGAGCTTCACAGAGTGATCCGGTCGCGCCCCAATCTGCAAGCATTTCGACTTCCAAAGTCCAGGAATCGTCGATCGCCTTGTATGCGCGGCCATCGAGTGTCTGATATGTCTCGATGGTGTGTTCGTTTGAAAGTGTTACTGATGTTGCTTGTCCATCGTAGTTTACAGTCGCGATCGTCAATACTAGATCGCGTCCGGTGATGACGGTCGTTGGCATAGCTGTCTCCTAGTTTGTTTGTGTGTATTGAGTGGATATTTCAATCTCGCACGCGAGAATGTCGGACGCTCCGATTGAGATTGGCATTGGATTAGACACAGAGCCGACTGTGTAACCTGACGGAATAACCGCCAGAATGCTGAGCACTAGCTTCTCGATGTTGTCGAGTGCAGCTGCATTTGAGTACATTGCGACGCCGACAGTGACCAAGAGATTCACTTTGACACGCGTCGATGTGCCGATGAGATTGGCTTCAAGATATGGCGATGCTGGCACGACGGCCGCAAATGGCACAATAGGAGCTTCTGGGACATAGTCGTAAGTGTTAGCCGCTACGCCTGCAATGGCTGTCTTCACGGCTCCGCGTACATTGACGGCGATGGATGACGCTGGCATCAGCTGACCATGCTTCGAGTATCGACCAAATCGCCTAAGAGCCCTATGCATCTATTTGTGAGGCTGCGGCCCATCCTGAACGGCGTCGGGCTGAAGTCCACGCCTTCAATCTGACCGCCTGCAGCTGTCCGGCTTTGAAATACTTCAACCGATACAGCCAAGATCGCGCTTTCGACATTTGGATTGCCTACATAATAAGTGGCCGCGCCATAGCCGGATAGTGTTGCGATGCCATTCGGAATGATCTGACGGATCGTGACATCTGCATTTGTTAGCGCGGCCGTAAAGTATAAATCTTCAACTTTGGTCACTGTGAATGTGCCTGCAAATGGTGCTGGCATTTTTGTGATGACCACTGATTGACCTACCGCAAAAGTGTGTGGCTCCCGTACATAGAAAAGAGCGACATTTGATTTCAATTCATAGCTGACAATTGCTGTCGTGTTTTGGACAAGGATTGGCAAAATTACGCCTTCAGCCGTGTCAATGATGTCGTCCAGATATGCATCAGAATACAGGGATGAACTCACGCCAAGAATTGATCGCAGCTGTGACGCTGTAACGATTGCTGACATGAGTCCATCCCTTCATCTACTCGACCGCCTCGGGAGCGAAGCGGCCGATGTCTAATTGGTAGCGATTACGAGGTCTTATTGACCTTGAATGCGCCTGCACCGATCTTGGTCGCGATTGCGCCATATCCGTACATTGCGATGTTGATCTGGCCTGTGTTAACCACATCAGCGCGGAGCTGATAAGTAGGTGACTCATACCATGTGTATGCATCTGGATTGACGATCAAGATTGATCCATCGGTGTCTGTTGTCGCCGCTGTGTTAGCTGTGACATAGAGATCGAGTCCGGCGACATTGCCGCGGATTGAATCTGGACGAACTACGCCGCCAGCATTTTGTGGCTGTGCAGCATTGTAGATTGGACGGCCTGAATCATTGAGTGTCATGACATTTGCCCATTGGGATGTGTTCATGATGATGTTGCGTGCAAAGCCCTGTGTGCCTGCATAAACTGATGCAGCACCGCGAGCGATTACGCCAAGAAGCTCGGCAGCTGTTGGATATGTTGTGATTGTTGTGCCGTCGGCTGTTGCTCCAGCAATAAGTGCAGCATTTACAGCTGTGTCTGTGACCTTTGCATATTGCGCGGCCATATTTCTCATTAACTCATCTACGAAGAGTGGCGAAGATCGGTCAAAGAGCTCAACGCTAAATGTTTGTTGGCCGGAATACTTAGCCACTGACACGCTGAGAAATTCGGAAGTCTGATCGACATCAGCAAGTGTTCCGCCTTCGGCTTCGACTGTTACTGATGGGAGCTGTGTGATCTTTGGGATCTCAAATGTCATGCCTGCATCTGGAAGAGTGCCGCGTGAGATTGCATCAATGTTGCTGCGTGTTGCGTTTGCAAGACCATTGATGACAGTGGTGAGCTGACGGGTAGGGACGAGACCAGCATTGTCGGTCGTGTCTGCAGCTGCGCGGATATATGCGCGAGCTTCATCTGATCCGAGTGTGGCCTTGATTGTCATTTCGAGTTGCTTTGTAGCTGAGAAATCCAAGCGTGGCTTTGCTGTAAAGCCACCGAAATTTGCTGCAGCTGTGACTGACTGTGCGGCTTCGACCGTCTCTGTAACGGCTGCCGCGTCTGTGACGGTGTTTTCCACTTCGTCTCCTTCTGTTGTTGGTGTTGGTGTTGCATCCGGATCCGGTGTGGATTCGGAATCTTCTTCGCCTTCTGTCGCTGCTACTTCGGCGACACGGGCTGATCGCACAGCTGGCTCTGACACAAGCGCGACGCCTGTGAGCTCGGCCTTAAGCACTTTCATGTATCCCTTTTCTTGCACATAATCATCGACAGTGAGCTCGACAGAAAATCCATCGCGCAATCCATCCATCGCTTCGATAAGTGCATCGCTGCCAGCTTGTGTGTTGCTGATTTTGAAAGTCGCATTGATTGCTGAATCGCCATCCATTGACATCTCCATGCTGCGCCCAATTCTGCGCGTACGATCATGCTCAAGATTGAGAAAGACTTGCGATGGCTCGATCGAACCTTTTGCAAAGACGACTTTGCCAGTGCTGGCATTTGCAGGCTCATCAAATGCGACGATGCGACCGGAGATCGTGCGCGCATCCGAATCGGCTGCCGTGATTGTGATTGGTGTTGTCAGTTTCATCCGATGATGTCCTCTTCTTCTCTGATTTCTTCGATACTCATTGCGCCAATGCGATTGAGGATTTCGTACACTTGAGCTCTTTCATAAGGATTGCCACGCAAGAAGTCATCAAGATCAAAGCGCACATATTGCGATGATGGTGTGAAATCTGTGAGCGATAAACGCTGCTCGATGATGGTGAGCACCGGACGAATCGAGAAATCCACAAGATCGCGACGCTGATTGACGGCGTTGGAATAAGTCGTGCTCGATGGATCAGCTGATGCGAACCATGCTGGCATCCCGATAGCGCGACACAATTCGAGTGCGAGATATTGACGCGCTTCATTCATTTGCAATTGCTTTGGATCAAATCCAACTGTCTCAAGTGATACATCTGCATTGAGAACTGTGACCGACTTTGATGTGCGATTCAAGAATGTTTCTTTCAATGCCTGGAGTCGCTCTTTCGGCAAATTGGTGCCATTTGTTTTGACGACCATTTGTGGCGCAGGATTTAAAGCGAAATCATAAGCTGCGCGCTCCAAAGCGTGTGCAGCTCTTACTGTACGGCCTGCGCGATTGAGCAATCCTTCTTGCATATTGCCAAAGACCACAAGCTGATCCGCTGCAATGGGTACGCCATCGACTGTGTAGCTTTCGATCTGTGTGCCATTTGCATTTGTGAAGACGCCGACGCGCTCTGGCGTGATGCGCTCCATTGCTGAAATTCTTCCGGTGTCTGCATATCGTGACATGACGATTGCATACGCGGCCGGACGAAAAAGCAAATCTTCGGCAATCCACGCCCAAAATTCTGCGCCAGTGATTCGCGGATCTGGCTGATAGATAACCCGTGGTGATGCCACGCGCTCATTTGTCTCTTTGACTTTTGTCTCAAGTGGCAAAGCTGCGACAGTCGAGCAAATAATTCCGCGAGCGCGAGCGATTACCGGCACGCCCATCGCTTCAGATCGTGATGCACTTTGTACGCCGCCAAAATATGGCGCACCTATCGAATCGAGTGAATTGACCGGAGCCAAAGACGCATCGACGATGTTATCAATCGGCTTTGCAGCTGTGAATCGATCGAATAATCCCATGCCCTAATTTTATTTGATCGCTACAATCAAAAGACCATGATGTCAAGATCCGTCTCTTGGCGTGTCGCGAAGTGAGTGACGAGCGCACATGCAACCGTCGCGCAGACAGTGCTCTGAGAAGCTCTCCGGCCAATCGTCCATCCACCATCGCCAAAGCGCAGCTTGGCCGCCGACAAGACTTGCTTTGTCAGCTCCGGTTGATTGATGTGCCTGAGTCTCTTCGATGTGACAGCTCCCAAGAATTCATCGCACGCTTGCCCGTAAAGCGCGCCATCGATGTCCATAATAGGGATTCCGGCTGGCACAAGTCGAGACGCCACGGCGGAGCTTGTCCGCTTGCTAAAAGCTACGACTTCGACTGGGAGATCCCGATAATAATCGGCGATATCATTTGCGATTGCTTTGTCATCGAGCGAGATTGGATTGTGCCAAGTGTGCAGCAATTTGACGATGAATTGATCGTCATCGATGCGCTGGGCTGCAACCAAAGCTGCATCGCGTCTATCCGGCGAGCAATCCAAGCCCAGCCAGACAGTTTTCTCCAAGTCTAAATCTAAACCATCACTTGCACACTCAGCCCATTCACCGGATGGAATCGCCGAATCAATTGTCTGAACCCAGCGGCACAGCACCTCGGTGCGCACCACATCAGCCGGATCATTCATCACGGCGCGAAGATTGTCGATGTGAACAGTGTGACCGAGTGCTGGATTGGCCATTGCTGCCCCTGCCCAGAATTTGGGAGAGTCGTCTATCAAGTCATAATCGCTTGACCATTCAAAGTAACCGATGTCATCAGCTGCACCGGACGCCGCTGCCAAGCCGCGCTCGCGCAATTGATTGAGCACGATCGAGTGTTGATCGCCAGCATTTGAGTAGCTGAAGAGCTGTGGATTCTCGGCGGCCATCATCGTGTATCGAAGCGACGCCCAAGTGGATTCATCCTTGAGCTCTCGCGTCTCATCGATGTGTACAGCCGCAGGCTTTGAAATACCACGCGCAGCTGCGGCTCCAGCTTTGACCATGTAGCGATTGCCGGACAAAGTCTCAATCTCCTCGGAGCCATGAGCCCATCTGATGCGCTTGACTTGCTTGGCGAGCCCTTCATTGCTCTCAATTGTCTGCACAAGATCCCTGAAAGTCTCCAGCGATGTCGTCAATCGATGAGCTGTGCCGATCTGAAGCTTGTGATCCCATTCGAAAAGCCCCATCAATATCCGTTGCTTCATGAATGTTGTCTTACCTTGCTGGCGTGCGACCACTAGCTGCACAAGCGGATATCGCCATCTCCCGTCAGACTTGACACGATGCGACTCAAGTGCGAGCCACTCTTGCCACGGCAAAAGCGGAAATCCGATCGAATTTGAAAAGTCGATGAGCTCTTGACCCCTACTTGGAAGCTCCGGATGCAGCTTTGAGTGGATTCTAGGCGTCGAAATGCCATAGAGCGTCTCTGGGATGGTGTCCTGAGCCGATGTGAGCCCATCTGAGCCACTTTGAACCAGTCTGAGCCTTCTTGTGCCTTCTTGATCCATTTCAATGCCTTCTTGAGTCGTTTGGTGGTGAAATTAAACCTCGGGAGGAAGGTTGGCTCTTCTCTCCTC